AATATGCACCACCATTTTTATCCTCTTCATATCTGCCTACCATTGGAACTAAATAGTTTTCAAATGAAAGCAACACATAATTCTCATCCTTTGGCGGCTGTTCTGCTGGAATCCAACCATTTCCAAAATACTCCTGCTGCCTATTGATTAACTCTGTTACTTTGTCCGCCAACGTCAAAGGAAATTCTGCATCTTCATACATTGCCTTAATTAACATATTCGCATCAATTAATCTCATTTTTTCACCTCTACACAATCCTTTATATCCTCTGGATATACCAGCACCACACCTTTTTCTGTGTTCACTTCAAAATATCTTGTACTTTCCATCGGCAATATGGTTCCTTCTACTGTCTTTCCATCTTTGAGAGTTATTTTGACATCAT